GGGCTGGTGACCGAGACTACACGCTTTGCCATCTAAGGTTCTCCTAAGGTTCTCCGCGCTTCACAGCTGCCTCAAGGATTTCATCCTTGATCTGCTCAAAGGATCGGCACTCATAGCCGCTCGCTACGCGGACGGCCTCACACCTGTCACATACATAATGATTGCACTTAGGGCAATAGCCGCGAGAGCGTGTCCGATCAGGGTTGAGGACGATGAGACGCTTGCAATGAGAGCAGGTGCTGGTTGCGGCCTCGAAGATTCGGCCTTCGGGAACAGGGAAGAAGCCAGGATTCGCGGCGGCGAACTCCTTGCTTATGCCAGGGCTAGCTCTATGGTCAATCCGCAAGTAGCCTTCCTTCTTACGCTGCCATTCCATCGGCTCACTCCGTTCGACGATAAGTCAGCTGGCTGCCGCAGTCATAGCCCAGCTCTCCGTCCTCGGCAAGGAAAGGATCATGGAACAGGAGGCTGGCTAGGACCCGGCCGTCGGCGGCATCGACGTAGTCGACCACAGCGTTCGGCTGAGGCTCTACTCTAGAACGGTTCGGCCGACGATCGAGCGCCACCACTCTTCAGTCTCCTCTTGCGTTGTGCAACCTGCCTCGATAGCAGAGAGAAGATCCTGCATCGGCAGAGGGAGCCCATTAGCGACCTGCCGCAAGTCGGCAGGAAGGCTGTCGTGCCAAGCCATCATCCGCTTGATTCTGGCTTGCCGTCTCTCAACGACATCCCAACCTTCAATCGAACTATCGGCAGGGATGGGACCAGCCGGCTCGCTCAGTGCGACCGGCGGCTTCGGTGCTCTGCGCATGTCCAGTCTGCATGAGGTGAGGGGAACATGGTGACCTTGTTCATGCTGACGCCGCCGGGTGTACCAGGAGGAGCCTGGACAACCATCATCTGAACTGCTGGAGGGTGAGCCACACAGCAGAGCGTCGGGTCAGCGCCGACGGGTCGATAGTGAATGCAACTCTCGCAGGTCGAGAGGATGAGAGTGGAAGTAGTGTTCATCGACGGGCAAGTCCTTTGAATCCTTGTTGGAGAAAGGAGAGAGCATTAGTGACAGGATCTAGCTTAGAGTTGAGAGCTGCTTGAACAAGGTTCTGCATTTTATGCCTGTGCAAGAGACCCTTCTGCCTTTGGATTTGGTTCCAGATCTCCTCTTGATAATAAGCTAGTCCTTGCAGGTGTCTCAGATTTAGCATCTCTAAATGAGATAGCTGCTTTAGCCCTTTACTGGACCAATGCCAACAACTATCGTTCTCAGTGATGAAGAAGGCAGCAACAACCTCAGCCGTCAAGCTATGAGCACAAGAGACTTGACGGCCAGCTAAGGCAGCCATTGAACGAAGAGTTCGGAGACCTTCAGGCTCTTCAGGCATCTTAATCTTTCCTAGAGACATTGCGGGTAATCGACATCATGTCTATAGGCCTATTTAATCCATACCTTGCCAATAGTCTGTCTACGCTCTCGTCGGACTCACCATAAGAGGGCGGGAAACCTAACGAAAGTAGATCAGCATAGGCCCGCCTCTCCTCCTCAGCGTTCTGAGCATTCCAGTAACGATGAAGAGGCTCATCCCACTCGATACGCATCTTCAGCCACCTTTGTTGAGTGGGAGGGCTTGAAGCTTGGGGCGTTGACGGTGGAGGAGTTGCATCGGGTTGCGGCCTTCGGCCGAAGCAAGTCTGGCAGCTCCCCGAGCAGAAGTAAGGGTGTCAGCGACGCCAGGCATGGCAGCAGCAGCTGGAGCTGCGCCTCCCCAAATCATTTGAGGCGTGCGAAGCGAGCGAGGATCAGGAGCCGAAGTTGGTGGAGCAATGAAGGCAGCCTCACCTTCTTTAGCATTATCTCGCATGTTGGTCAGGCCGAAATCCTCCTGAGCAATCTTCCAGGCTTCATCGACGGCTTGGCTCTTCGAGCCAATGATTGCTGGAGCTGATATACGGTCAGGTAGCGCAGGCTCAAGTATGCCGCACTGCGGGCAAGGAGCTGGGTCCTCAGAGCTGTCTTGAGTGCGGCGGTACTTTTTACCGCAGTCAAGGCAGCGAATGACTCGGACGACTTTCACAGCATCACCTTAGTTTCAATCCCTTTGCTCCCACAACTAGTCGAGTAGACTCGGCTCTCTACGGAATCACGAGCTGGCATATAAACCCAAGAGCTATTAGGAGAAACGAAGACAGCAGAGTTGATAGTTCTTTTATCATCTCCGATATCGTACTGAATCCTCGCCCCAGCAAGAGCTGCCATTGACTGAAAAGTCCTAAACTTAGGATCATCATCGAAATGAAGAATCACAATCGGCACTCCATAGAGATTGACCGTCGGGAGATCTCTGTAGAAGTTAAAAGAAGGTGAGATGCTATAAGGATACTTTTCTAGATAGACCATCAAAGTTTTATATTCACTTACTGATAAAGGAATGACAGCTGGAGCAGTCAGTGGCTGATTGGCCCATACCTCCTCGACATACGTCAACGCTTTGCTGAAGATTTCAGGTCCGGTCAGACTCACTTGAACCCTCGCTGCACAGACCACGGATCACGGGCAACTTCGAGGCGGGCCTTCTCTTTATTGTCAAACCATTGGCCGACGACACCGGCAATGAACCCTGGCCTATCTCCTGAGATCCGACGAGCGTCGTCGAGCTGAGCGCGCTCATAGCTATAGTTGGTTGCGATCATATCAGGCCGGACCCACTCCAGCCAAGCTCGATGAGCGAAGGCAAGGCTGAACACAAAGTCGTCGTGTTTGCGGCCCTTAGCTGAAGGGCCAATGTCAGAGCCCTCCTGAACGATATACTGCATTTGTTCGAGGGCACGGCTGGATCGAATTGCAAGGTAATCATTCGTGTAGCTATCACGCATCTCATTCATGATAGCAATCTTGTTGTCGACGTTGGTCTTCCATCCGTAGGCGTAACCTTTACCTAGGCTGTCGGGGCGGTGGTAGAGATACCACTTGACGCCGTCGAGTACAGCTTCCCAAGACTTAGCTTTGACGATCTCAGTGTAAGCCTGAGACTGAAGGATCTGTTTGATCCGGCGCATCTCAGTCATAATCGCAGTGCCAGGACCGGAGATCTCCAGGTTAATATAGCAGTCCTCGTACATCGAGGCTAGATGAGCAAGAGCCCAGGTAACCTGGAAGGTTTCGGGCTCAGTTGAACCATATTCAGCAACCATAACAAGCCGATCAGAATAGCAACGACAAACAGTAATCGCATGAGAATCGTTCCAATCTGAACGACCATACGCAGGATCACATCCAATGACATAGCGGCCCCAAGGGACAGGCTCTTCCCAGACGCGAAGCTCAGCGTCATCAAGGACATAGACCTGCTCGATAGAAGTGGTAGAGAGTTCACGGCCGAGGTAATAGCGATAGGCTTTGAACTCGACTGAGTGGCCGTCGAGCACAATGTCTAGGTGCTTCTCGACCTTGCGGAGAGGGAAGAAGGAGCGACCTGAGAGGATGAAGGCTTGCTTCTCAGTCCAAGGTTGAGTTTGATGGAGCATTCCCTCATCGAGTGAGCGGGCAACTGAGCGCCACCGATACCAGGCGAGTTGTTCATCATCGACGGCGACACCGTAGTTATGGGCAACCTCAGCTTGAAGTTCAAGCTCATCGGCAGACCACGGCTCAGACATATACTCGGTGAAGCGTGGGTCGGAGCGCTCGATGCGTTGATCGTCACGAGCCCACCAGCCGATGAAAGTGAACTGCTGGGTGCTGTCTCGCTTGGCCGCCTGGCACATTGTGTGGAAGTGGTTGAAGCCGTTGGCGGTGGATTCTTTGATGAAGAGGCGGTCAGGGTGATTCTCTGAGAGGGTCTGCATGAAGTTTTCAAGGCCGTCGGCGTCACCATAGTTCGCGACTTCAGTGAGATGGGCAAAGCGATAAGCGCGGGAGGCGCCAAGAGTGCCCCGCCGCTTGCCTGCGACCAGGAAGTCAAACATGGAGAGCTTGCCGCCGACATTGAACGACATCAGGGTCTTGTTGTCATCAATGATCGGGTAACGCATATTGCGGGGGAGAGAGTTCGCGTATTGACGGAGGATCACGCGGAACTTGTCGCGGTTGCCTTCATCGTCGATGAGGAGGACACCATGGATGCCGGGGTGGAGGAAGAGCCAGAAGAGATCAGCAGCCAGGAATAGGGTAGTCTCGCCGAGCTGACGAGACTTGAGGAAGGTAAAATCACGGATACCGAGATCCATGCCTTGAGCTAGGGAGATTAAGGCACGGCGCTGAGAGCCCCAGAGGTTGTCACCAAGGGTTGTTTGGCCGGTTTCGCGGGACTCAATTGTGAGGTGGGAGGTGAAGTTGACGAAAAGAGGGAGCCACTCTGTCGACGCAGTCGATGAGACAGGCATCTGAGAAGAGGACCAAGGCAACGCTGGAGGCGTCGGCCGCCGGCGGCGGGTCGGGACCTTGTTTGCAGGAGCTAGGGATCGGGTAGATCTAGCCATAAGCTACCACTTCCTTGGAACCCACTCACCCGTATAGGGGTCGTTGAGGAGTTTCTCGACGGCACCCTTGATTGCTTCACCCTGAGAAGACCCTACTCCACCACCAGTGTAGGTTTTGGACTTGTCGCCGTCGCCGGGGCGGGAGATAACAAGGTCGACTTCGTGGCTGGACTCAGTGTCACGAGTGGTCACACTCACGTCGGGTCGAGGCAGGTCAGTCGGCTTAGACATTGGACGCCTTAGCTAGAGGGTCATGGAATTGAGTCTCGATCCAAGTGTCAAGATCGGCGGGCCGGTAGACAGCATAACGGCCTCGACCTCCTCGACCAAGACCGCCCTTGCCTCCCCAGATCCGATACGGAGGACCGTCGCCGGTCGAAGCCTTGTTGGCTAGGACAGTTGCAGTGATAGGGACACCGACGCGGTGGGAAATATAGGCGGCGGCTTGCTCACGGCTGAGCCACACCGACTGCGTCGGTGGAGAAGAAGATGGATCAGAGGAGGCTAAGGCAGCTGTCATCTCTTCGCCCGTCGGTGAGATCGGTGCTTGCGAGACATAGCTTTGCCTTTAGCGGTTTCCTTAGAGCCGCGCATGGCTCCAATCGAGTTCATGATCTTGTAAGGCACAGAGCTGTTGCGGCCGTAGCGGCGCTTGAGCTTGTCTTCTAGGAACTTCGGCACAGGCTATCTCCTAGATCCTTTGGCTCCCAGCAGCTCTTGGGAGACTAGTATCATACGATGATGATGTTCCCAAGAGCCACTGCCTACCAACGACATGCTGGCAGGAGCCAATCTGGCTATGCACATACACATGTTGCATGCCATCGACGGCCGAGCCTCTCTGGCTACTCCTTCCACGGTGGAGGCTCGCTGTCGGCCTGAGCCCCTAGATCTAAGTCAGCTCCTTCGAGCCGCTCAGTTGCTGACACGAACAGCTCAGCTGCCGAGGCGCAGTCCCTGTCCTCATTCAGTCCAGGGGCCTTC